AGGGATTTTATAAACATCGCAGATAAAATCGGCATTTATTATTTAGGTGAGCATAACAAGAGCGAAAATATATTTCGATACAATGGGCATACCATTGAATTTTTAAGCACAGACGAGCCGCAGAAGATACGCGGGGCGAAGCGTGATATCTGTTTTATCAATGAGGGTAACGAGTTAAATTACGAGGATTTCCGCCAATTGTCAATGCGGACAACGAGCGAGATGATCATCGACTTTAATCCATCGGACCCGGTGCATTGGCTTTACGATGAAATTATCGACCGAGAGGATAGCGATTTATTTATTACAACGTACAAAGACAATAAATTTTTGCCATCGGAGTTGGTCAAGGAGATTGAGCGCATCAGAGAGCGTGATCCGGATTACTGGTTGGTATATGGACAAGGGCAGCGCGCGGTATTTAGCGATCGCCAAATATTTAAAGGATGGAAATACATTCCATTAGCAGAGTTCCCAGAGTTTGATGATACGATTATAGGCATTGACTTTGGGTTTTCCAATGATCCTTGCTCGATTATCGAAATTGCAAAAGTGCGCGATAAAATATATATCAATGAGTTGTGTTATCGCAAGGGAATGACCAACAGAGATATCGCTGAATTTCTCAAGTCAGTAGGTAAAAATGAGGTGTTGGCTTATTGTGATTCAGCAGAGCCAAAGAGCATCGAGGAGTTGCGCCAAATGGATGTCTGGGCCAAGGGGGCAACCAAAGGAGCCGGATCAATAAACGCCGGGATATCGCTTTTAAAAGAGTTTGAGATTATTGTGAGCAACGAGAGCAGCAATATAAAAAGAGAGCAACAAACGTATTTCTGGCAACAACTCAAAGATGAAACCATTATAAACAAAGCGACAGATAAAAATAACCACGCAATGGATGCGATCCGATATGCCGTATATTCCACATATCGCAAACGAAATGATTTTTTCGTTATATAGTAAACAATTTTTAATTTTGTATTTTTACAAAAATTTTCATATCACCGCACAATATGGCATCACTAATTGACCGGCTAAAATTTCTTGTTTCAAAAAACGCCCAACAAACCGCACCGCAATACAATCGAGCCATCTACAATTGGCTTGGGGAATCCATAGTTTGGAACCCGGAAAACGACGATTCGTATATTACCGAGGGGTATCGAAAAAACGCAACGATTTATTCGCTGATCAATATCATCACTAAGGCCGCGACAACAATACCATTTCAAGTATATGAAGTGCAGAACCAAAACGATTACAAGCGTTATAAATCAATAACGAGCAACGGATTTGATCCAAGCATTATGCAAAAGGCGGCACTATTAAAAAACCGATCCTTGGTTGAATTAAGCGATACGCCATTGCATCAGTTGTTAGATCGGCCAAACGCGGCGCAATCTTATTCCGCGTGGCTTACTGAGTTGATTGCCTTTGGTAAATTAACCGGCAACAGATATATTTATGGTATTGGTCCAGATACGGGAATGAACGCATCGAAATATACCGAGATGTATGTAATGCCATCGCAGATAATGGAGATTGTATCCGGAGGTATTATGCAACCAGTGCAGAAGTATAAGATTGAATATAATGGCACTTATGAAATCCCGGCGGCGGATATATGCCACATAAAAGACTTTAATCCTTATTACGATGGGACCGGATCACATTTATACGGGCAATCACCATTGAGAGCCGGATTAAGAATGTTGACAACAAACAACGAGGCGGTCCAGACCGGAGTAAAGTATTTACAGAACCAAACGGCCAGAGGGTTGTTAATGGCAGACGAGGGCGATTTAAACGAGGTCCAAGCGCAGCAATTAAAGGATAAGTTCAAGCAACAATTCCAAGGTTCAAATAACGCCGGGGATGTGATCATTACGCCTAAGAAATTATCTTGGGTTAATTTTGGACTGAACGCCACAGATTTATCATTGATTGAGCAATACAACGCATCAGTAAAAGATTTATGTAATATCTACAATGTGCCGGTTCAGCTATTGAACAACACAGATTCCGCGACTTACAACAATATGAAGGAGGCCAAAAAGGCATTATACCAAAATGCGGTTATTCCCGAATTAATAATGGTGCGCGATGAATTGAACCGATGGTTGTCTCCGCAATACGGGCCAAACATAAAAATAGATTTCGACTTTTCTATGATCCCAGAGATGGCAGAGGATAGCGATAAGATGGTTGACCAGTTATCCAAGGCGTGGTGGATTACGCCAAACGAAAAGCGCGAGATTATGTCTTACGGCATCGACGAAGAAAGCGAACGCCTCAATGATTATTTTATACCGGCAAATTTAATCCCAATGAAAGCCGCCGAGATGGATATGGATATGGTAATGGATGCGCCAATAAATGTTGACGTATCGAAGTTTATGAGCCAAAAAGCGGTTGAGCCGTTAGAATCAAAAAAGGATTTGTTTAATACGATTGAGGCGGCCGAGGCCAAAGCGGTTAAGATGGGCGGAACGGGACACCACAAAATTGGCGGATATTATATGCCGTTTAATTTACATCAAGATTATGTTGAGGCCAAAGCCAAATCAATTGATTAAAAAACAATTCGACAAGGATAAATGGCAGCGATCATTTGAAAATCAAATGGTTATTGCAGAGCGTAATAATATCGCCAAAGTCAAAAGGTATTACCGCGACAATTACAACAAAGGCATCGATTCTTTTGTTAGTGAAGGGCAAACCAATTTCCAATTATTATTCCCGACTGATCAATTATCCAAGATGTACCGCGATATGTACGCCGACATCGGCTTGCAGTTTGCCAATTGGTATGGCAAAAATTACCAGAGTTTAATCAGCAAAGCATTTAACCCGGCGGAGTATCGATTGCAATGGGAGGCATCGTTTGCGGCGTTAGGATCGGCAGTTGGAGCGCAAAGGGTTACATTAGTAAAGGGAACGGCTTTAAACACATTACAACGCATTACAAGGGGCTTAATGACAGATCCAGAGTTTATGGCATTAGGCAGCGCGCAAAAGGCGCGGATATTACGCAACCAATTCAATACATATTCTCAGTATCAAGCCGAGCGACTGGTCCGCACAGAATCAACCAATGCGGCTAATTTCGCAATCGGTCAATCAGCAAAAACAATATTCCCGGCAGAGGTATTGATGAAAGAATGGATCGCCTCGTTTGATGATAGGGTTAGGGACACCCATTCAGAGGCCGGAGCAAGTGAGCCAATAAAAGAAAACGAGTATTTTATGGTTGGCGGCAATATGATGATGTATCCCGGTGATCCCGGTGGGGGTGCTGCCGAGGTTATAAATTGCCGGTGCAGCGTTGCATATTTCCCGCCCGCGCCAGTTGAGGTTGAGGGTGATTATACCGATATTGGATTTGGTATTGGAGGCGGAAGTTTTACCGGAATAGGTGATGGGTTAAATATAGCGCAAGGTATTGGATCAACAATTGTTTCCGGCGCACAAGCATCAGTTCTTGGAGTTGCCAAAACAATTTCAGAGGCAAAAAAAATATTAACCGATCTTTTTGAGTCTCAAGGATTTAAAATTAGCAAAACATCAATGGCGCGGTCGTTAAGCGTTGCAGATTATAATAATCGGCTTGCTCAATTAAAAAATTTATTTGATGAGTATAATTTTGGGGATGAAATGAACAGAATTCGCCAAATTACATTATTAAACAAATCCTCAAATACCAGTTATGGATGGATACGTTCGGGGACATCAACTGGCGCATTAGACGAAATAAATCTTGGAGATATTACCGATTCATATTTTTCTCGAAAACTAAGCAAAAGTATTACGGAGTTTTATCGCAGAGGTAAATCGGTTGTTGATGAGGCAAATGTCCAGTATGCAACCTTAGTTCACGAGATGGGCCACGTTTTGACCAGATACCAAATCAAAGGACAATCGCAATTTTTTGACGAGTTAAGAGTCATTCGCCGCAAGTATAACGAAGAAATTTTAAATTACTCTACAAACAATAATTACAAGGCATTTAACGAAATATTTTTAGGCCGTTATTCTCAAGTTAATTTAAATGAGTTCTTAGCCGAGGGATTTACAGAGTACAAATTGCATTCCAATCCGAGCAAGTACGCAAGAATGGTTGGCGAGTTAATTGATAAGTATTATAAATACAACTAAATGAGTCCAAATCCAGAAGATTTTATTTGCTTTAAGTGCAAACATTTTAAAGAAATTAGCGGTGGATGCGATGCATTTCCAACCGATATTCCTTTTGGTATGGGTGTTTTGTTTATGCACGACGATCCATTGCCAGATCAAAAGAACGACATCGTTTTTGAAGAAGGAGAAACGCAAATGTTGTAAAATCAAAAAATATTATCTTTACAAAAAATAAATTATGAGTTCAATAATATATAAGGCATCGCCCGTTGGCGAATTATTAGATGCGGACACCGCCGCCGGTATTATAAAAGGGTACGGATCGTATTTTGGAAATATGGATTCGGATCGCGATGTAATCACCAAAGGCGCGTACACTAAGACCATCAAAGAGAATGGCACAAGGGTAAAGTATTTGTATCAACACGATATGATGCAGCCAATCGGTAAGATGCTCGAATTATATGAGGATGATAAAGGATTGGTATTTGTTGCCGAGATTGCTAAAACGCAATTAGGTAAAGATGTGATCGAGTTGATGAAGTCTGGCGTAATTACCGAAAATAGCGTTGGTATTATGCCGGTCCAAAAACAAAATAAAAGCGATTATCGCGAGATCACAGAGGTAAAACTTTACGAGATCAGCGCGGTAACATTAGCGGCAAACGACCAAGCAATAATTCTTGACGTAAAAGGGAACGTGGATTTGGATAAATTATCCAAGCGTTATGACAATCTTGCAAAGTTAATTCGCAAGGGTGAAATCTCTGATGAGATGGGTTATGCCATCGAAGCGGAGATATTAAAATTAAAATCATTATTCGTGGAGTTCACAAAGCCATCGCAAGATACTTTGCCGGATGTTGAAACAAAAAAGGATGATTCGGATATATTTAACTATTTTATTAATTCCATAAAAAAATAAACAAATGGAAGAAAATGTAAAAAATCAATTGGATGCGATCAGCAACGCCATTGATTCAAAAATTGAAAAAAGCAATAGCCAAGTGATGGCTGATGTTACAAACAACGCAAGCGAAATCATCAAAGGTGAGGTTTCTGGTCTTGTATCAAAATTTAACGAGCGTATGGATGCAATGGAAGTTGCAAACAAAAAGCAATTCAGCCAAAATAAGCCAATGTCTTTTAAAAGTGCATTAGCTGAAGCGTTGGAAGGTGGAGCGATTGAGGCCCTTACCAAAGGTAATAGCCGCAGCGCGTCATTGACTGTTAAAGCTGATATGACTGTTGCCGCAGATTTCACCGGAGAGGTTATCCCGGCTGATCGCGTGAGTGGATACAAATACGATCCAACTCGCCCGGTCCACGTTCGCCAATTAATTGCACAAGGATCAACGGCATCTGATGTTGTTCGTTTCGTAAAAGAAAGCGGATATTCAAATGGATCCGCTGCAACTGCCGAGGGGTCAACTCTTACTCAGTCTGATTTCGATATGACTGCAAGTGATGCAAACGTGAGAAAGATTGG